GGTCTTTCTCACCAGTTTTGTGTATTCAGAGTTTTCAGCCTTAGCCACTCTGGTTGCTTTCTCAGATGCCTTGGCCACTCTGTCCTTCTCTCTGGCAAGTTCTCTCTCTGTCTTGATTCTTGCTTGTGTTGTTCTTTCTTGTTGCTGGAGGCCCGTCTGATTCTCTTGCATTGCCTTCTTTCTTGAGGTCACTGCCTTGGCTCTTGCGTTGGTCAATTCAATGGCTTGTTTCTGGAGTTTGTTGGCCTTCTCTGTACTCTTGACAAAGTTGTCTATTGCCTTTGTACTATCAAACTTTGCTCCTCCCACTGACTTTTTCACTGCCTCAGCAGTCTGATTCAATGCCTCAGATAGTTTGTCAATGATTCCAATTGTGTCCTCTGCTGACCTCTTGATGTCACCAAAAATGTCACTTTCTGCTATCTCTTGTCTTGTTATTTTCTTTGCCATGCTTGTCTCTAATATTGAAAAACTCTGATACTTTCAATTCTTTTGGGTCCAATCTGAATCCCATATATTTTGATAGGTGAATCAATGCCTCTCTGATTCCTATCCCCTCACCTCTATTGGACATCATTGACTTCATATCTGCCTCAGCAAGTGATATCTCTGTCAATTTGAATCTGTCCCTTGTCTCAACAAAATCCAACTCCATGAGAGCCTTCTCTTTCATTTTTTTGAGAAGTCTCTTGTATAAGTCTCCAAGTCCATACCTCTCAATGTATTCATCATTAACTTTATACCATGCCTCAGCAAGGTCCACTCCTTTCACATTCTCTGGCTCCTTACATACAAATTGATGCTCACCATCCTCTGTGATTTTTATCCAGTTTTCAAGTGGCATCTCATCAATTGATTCCCAACACTTTCCTTGTGTTTTGAATATATTTGATTCTGAGGACTGCCACCAATTTCTCCATGTTCTCATCTGTCAATCCAGTTATCCCATCCCCATACTTGGTGAATAAATTATCACCATTGCTCTTGTCAGCTCCATCAGAATCAATCACAAGAGAGTCATTCAAAACAATGACAAACATCTGCCGAAAAAATTCACCAGTATCCTCCAGAGTGTAGTGTGTATTAAATTTCTTTTTTCCTCCAGAGAGTATCTCTGTCAGTTGAGAATACCATCCAATGATATCACCATCCTCATCAATTCCCTTCATCCTTAGTTGGTCATTTTGTATCCAGTGGAGAATCATTCTCCTCACATTTCCATCCACAGAATCAAACCATATTACAGAGTCAAAGAGGAGTTTTGTTCTCTTCAATCTTGCTCCAATTTCTGTGTCTAAAACATTGACCATTCTCTCAATTATAAAAATTCAAACTTTTTTTTACCCCTTCTGTATCCCAGTGGCAGAAAGGGGACCTCACATCTCTCTTTTTTAATACTACCACACCACAGAAGTGGCTTAATTCATTAGAGAGCTTTAAAAGTGTATCTCTGTCCATTTGGCACATCTGGAGAAAATCATCCATTTTAGGCCTATTTTATCACTAAAAATCAGCAGTAAAAAAGTCAGATTCTGAAAAAAAAGGGGAGTATTTTTCACACTCCCCTTCCATCAAAACATACTATTTTTCCCCACTATTTTTGTGAGTTTTTTCCCTTTTTTGGATTAGCCATCTGATGTGCCTTTTTCACAATATCTCTCCTAATATGCTCAAATTTATCATAGGCCTCGGTCAATTTTAGACCAGCCAGAGAATCAGAATTGAAGCACATTTTTCCTATGAGTATATTTTTCATTGTGTCTTTTTTAAGCAGTTACAGAAGAAATCTCTCCATCAAATCCAGTCTTTGACACTGACAACTTCAATCCTTCTGGAGCAGTTACTCCAGCAGAATAATCAATCGTATATGTCCCATCTGGATTCTCAGTCACTAAATCAATGGTTACAACTGTTGCAAGAGTTGTGTTCTCAAGAATCCAATCACTCACCAATGTTGCTCCAAGATACTTCAATTTGTTGTATGCAGTCCCATAACAGAATTCTGCCTCAACAATCATCAGAGTGATTGATGGAGATCCAACTAAAGTCAAAACATTCCAGCCTCATCTTGAGTAATCATGTACATTGTTGACTCGTCAAAGTTTCTGTCAAAGTCAAATCCAAGCATTATCTTCTGGACCGTTGAGTCAGTTGCAAAGTTGAATTTTGGGTCCCATGAAGCATTGTCCACTGGTATTGGATACAAGAATCCATCAACCTCAGAGCCAATCAAGTTCCCATTGACATCCACTACATAGACACCAAAGTCAACACATCTCCCTTTCTCAAGTTTCCCCAATGTAGTTGGAGTTGAATCATCTGCCCAAAGCTCTCCAGCAAATGACCTCTTTCCTTGTCTCAAAAATGCCATTCTTCCAGAGTTTGCCTCCTCAAATTGAGAGTCTGCCTTTGGTAGCTCAACATTTTCAAAAGTTGGTATTGGAAACCATCTCTGTGAAGCATCCACATTATTTGTGTATGTTGACCAATCTGTTGGTATTGGAGCATTCAAGTCCAATCCATTCAAGTTGCCATCTGAATCTCTCAATGGTACTTGAATCAAGTTATTTGTTACGCTGAATAAAGGGACACAATTTGGTCTCCCAGTGTTACTCAGTCCTACATTGCAATCACATCCTACTGCCATAATTTTATCTTTTAATAATTAATATATTTTTTTAACATTTACAATTCTCTTTGAATTTCTGGAGAGTGAATTGTAGCTCTACTCCAGAAAGGTTTGCATCAATGATGTTCTGAATGAATCCAGTCTCTTGCTCTACTCCAAATCTGGAGAAGGTTATGAGTTGGAATTCTTCCACATCATCAAAATTGGCTCTTGCACTTATGGTCTCAATAAGTCCCTCAACAAGTTGAGTCATTGGCTGGACTACTTGGACTCTATGGTCCTTTGTATAATAGTCCTTCACATTGGTCTCATCAAGAAAAAACATTCTCAAATCAGATGCTCTCTCAAGTGTCTGCTCCCTTCCAAAGATTCTCTCTCTGGTAGTTTCAAGGAGCCAGACAATTGGTGTCTTATCTGTGATGTCATTGGATGCCTTAGTCCACTCACTATTGGTGGCCAATCTGGTCCCAGTGATAAAGAATGGAGTTGGCAGTTCAAAAGTCCTCTCAAAGATTGGCTCTGGTATTGTTGTCCCAATATAGATGGCAGTGATACTCTCATCAAGTATCACCTCATCAATGGTCCATTGTTCACCATCACTCACTCTGGTCAGTGTCTTTCCTTTCCTTGCCCACTTGGTGTGACATAAATCAGCAGTACCATTGCCAGTGTTGACTCCCACAATTTGAGTGTCAATGCTGGACACAAGGTCCTCAACGATATTGCAAATATCTTCTATCATAGCCATGTAACCATTCCCTTGGTCATCCCATTAAATTCAGCATAGTCATACTTCTCTGGATTCTTCCAGATGTATCCTTGTATGGCCTTATACGTCTTGACACCATCATTGTATCTGTTATAGATTTGAGTGTATAATGACCCAGCCACTTCTGAATTCTGACCTACTGGTCTGACATTCCCAACTGGAGTCATCTGGACAATCTCATCCTTTGTGTACTCATAATAAATGAATCCCATGAGCATCTCCTTCATCCCTTCGGAGTAAAGAATGCACCATGTCAAGTCTGTTGTCAATGCCTCAAAAATTGCAGTGAATCTGTCCTCTGTTGGGACACCAGCTCCAAGAGTCAAGTCTGCCTCAAATAATGAATACAAATCCCCTCCTAACAATTCTGTGAGATATCTCTTCTCATACTTATCAATGTAGGCTTGAATCCTTGGGACATCATAGATGCCACTATGGAGTTCATATTTACCTACCTTGAAATCACTTACTTGTACAATCATGTTCAGTCAATTATTTCACCATATCCATTCTTAATGAATAGCTCTGCATATTGTCCAGACACCTTGTACTCCATTCCTTTCTTGAGGCTGGGAGCAATCCCATTCCCTCTGAATTTGTACATTTTTCCAGCCTCAAATTTGATGATGGCCTTCTTTGGTGTGACCTTCTTGTCAGCAGTCCCTTCACTCTTCTTGGTATTTTGTTTCTTTGCCATTGTGCAATTTATTTAAAGGGAGTCAGAGCCACTGACTCCCTCAATGATTAATTAGTCACCATCATGGCTTTAAAATAACTGCCTTATCTGTTGCAAAGTTTCCCTTGACAAATGCTCCAACATAGTTGGACTTGACAAAGTGACAAGCTCTGGCCTCACATAGTACGGTCATCATGTTTCTTGTGAAATCATCATTGATGTATCCAACTTGAATGTTGACATCCTCTCTCATTCTCAAGTTTGACTTTGTGAAATCTCCAACAAGGAAGTCACCAGAAATCACTCCATTGTTAGCCACAACTGGCACATTCTTCACTCTTGTGATTCCATCAGCCATTGGGACAAACATTGGAAGAGTGTACTCTCCAGTGGATGTCTTTGTCAGCTCCATATCAGCAACATCAATTGGATTCATGATGATATAATTTGCCTCAAAGTCAGCACTTGAAATCTGTGCCATTGCCACTCTCAACACATCAAAGTCATTTGCAAATGGAATGGCTCCAATAAATTGTGCAGATGGTGTGAATGGTTGTGCATAAGATAATAAACCAGTAAGATTGTCACCAATTCCATCACCACTCAAAAGTTGCTCATCTAACTTCAAGTTGACAATTGTCATCAATTCGTTGTTGATTTCACCTTGCATAAAGCTCAAGTCATCCACCATCTCCTTGCTCACCTTAATCCAAGATGCCACTTTCTTCACTTCACATGATGCCTCAACAAGGTCAAAGTCAGATTGTGGCTTTGCAACACCTTCTCCTACCATTCCAGCTCCTCCCTCTGGAGTAGCTTGTTCAATCCAGACAGCATACTTGTTTGTGATTCCAGCCGAGTTCATAAGCTCTCTCATGAATGGCTTACGTCTCTGAATGTTTGCCACTCCTTGCTCCAATGTTGACAGACCAACGGTCCCACCAGAATAGTTGCCAGTGATAGTCATA